CATCAATGTCTGATTCATACCCGGTTTGGACGACTTTACCTGCCCCGCTTGCCGATACCTTCAGCGTGTTGAGCGCGATGCCGTCGGAATACTGAGCAACCACTGTCGCGTTTGCGCCATATTCAGCAATGCCGTACTCGGACACGCCTTGTACCGGAATGGCAGATGTGGCGCTCAAGTAGTTGGTCTTGAAGTCAAAACCCCACTTGAAAACAACTGGCTGGTTCGTGCCGCCAATCACCACCACCGAAATCTTCTTCAAGATTGATGTCCGGTTGATGTCGCCCAAATCGGCGTGGTTGGTGTAGTACTGGAAGCGGTAGCTCGACGTGTAGTCCTGATACCCGGTGTAATCCCCGATGTAGCCGTTCTTGCCGATGTAGACGCTGCCGTTGCGCAGCGCGTAGAGCGCGGTCGGCTGAATCGAGTCCCAAGTTGTTACCCTGGACGAGCCGTCTTGCAACATGATCTTGGTATCAAAGCAATAGACCGACTGCGTAAAAGGCATGGTCAGAAGGTAGAAGCCCTCTCGCTCGGAATACACCGACTTGATGTTGGCCAGCGTCTGCACACCAACGTCGGTCATCAAGTCGTTGCGGACGTTCTTAGACAGATCGCGCTCTGGGGCAGACTTCTCTTGGATCGTGCGCATCAACGAGCGCACGCCCGAGTTGGACAAGAAGATCACGTCCGAGCTGGTGGTCTGCACGCTGTCGCGGGCCAAGCAGCCGATACCGCCAACCGTGTCGGACAAAAACATCGTGGAAGGTGTTGTCGCGCCTTGGTAGACCAGAATCTGGCGCTTACCAAAGATGAACAGAAACCCGTTGTGCGCAGCCAGGCCCTGCACCTCATCAGCGCCGTTTGGCCACACTCTTGTCGTGTCCAAGGTGCCAGTGGTGCCGCCTGACCAAACATGGCCTGCAATCAGGTCAGAGAAGGACACGGTAACCTTGTCGGTGCTGGAGCTGGCCACCCACAGGCGACCGTAAGCAGACAGCGCGATGTTGGCGCTAGGCACCGTGCCGACGTAGCCTGATTTCTCGCTCACGCGGCGATAGGTCGTCGTGCTGATAGTGGGGTCGTAGATCAGCGGGTCGTGGCCGGTCTGGAAGAAGTAGGTAATGCCGTTAAGCGATACCACCGACCAGTTGCTGGCTGTGATGGTCGGGCCAGTACCCCCGCCCCCGTAGGTCAACTCGGTCACCACATTGGATGCGCCGAGTTTGAACAGCTTGTTGTTGCCCGCAAACAGAACGGTCAAAGTGCCGTCCGGCTGCACCAATTCGTGGATCACGCCCACATCGTTGGCCCCGAGGTTGCCAGACGCTGCGTTGACCCGTGTCCAGCCCTTACGAGCGCCAATGCGACCGTACTGGTCGATCACGCAATTCGTTGCCACCAAAGCAAAGCCAGACGCAAGATCAAGAGGCGAGTCTTGCGTGTTCAGCCCGTAAAAGCCGGGGGCTGAGATGCTGGCAATTTGAATGGCTTGGCTCATATCGCTACAAACTCCTGCGCCTCTGGGTAGCGTGTGCCCTCCAGCGCAATGTAGTCGGCCAGCATCGAACGGTACAACTGGAACGCCTCAGACGAGTTCAAACCGCCGTCCTCACCACGTTCAACTAAGGCGCGAGAGTAAGCATTTTGCACGACCAGCACGTCAGGCACCTTGACCAGCGTATTGTCAGACGACAGCGTGGCTTGGGGCACAGTCAGCGAGAAGGGAAGGACGTAGACGTTATCTGGACGGGCATACAGCACCACCTTGGTGTCGCCGTTGCCGTCTACGCCGTCAAAGCTGTAGTACTCGGGGATGCCGCTGATCGCGGGCACCAGGTTCTGAAAGCGGTTCATCTGCACGAAGCTGATGTTCTGCATTCCGACATTTGATGTGACGTTGATCACATCCATGACTTGAAACTTCTGGCCAGCACCCGTCAAAGAGTATATGTATGTGCCTGGCGTCGTGGTGATCGTGACCGTTTGGCCGAGCACGTTCCATGCGTAGGCATCTTCAATCTGGCGTTTGGCATCGTTGACAAACTTGCCAATCAGACTGGAATACGATGTCTCAGTGACAGTAGAGACTTGTTCCTCGCGCAAGCGCGCCAGAACGTCATTGACAAGTTCGAGGTAGGTCATTGGCGTGTCAATCCGATTTGTTCAAAGGTTGCAATTATCGCAAACGAGCTGGCGGCCTCTGGCGTAACGCGCAGTTGGTCGCCTTCCTCGAAAACGACATAGGCGTTGTCAAACTGCGTGTACGACTTGGATGTGTACGTCACTGCTGTCAAGATGTCGATGGAAGTTGCTGCGCTTGCGTCGTACCACTGGACGGTCAAAGTCTTGGACCCACCCCCCGTGTTGTGGACGTACAGCAGATTGAACAGCGCGTAATAACCCGTCGGCACGGTATAGACCGTGGTGGTCGCCCCAGCGGTGGGGTTGATGCCGACAGATATGGGTCTCATTTCTTGTTCCTGGCTGAGATGGCCTTGGCTTTCGCCTTGGCGTCTTCCTTGGACGATGCGCCCCAAGCCTTCAGAGACAAGAGTAGCCGGGTGGGCTTACCATCTTTCATCTCAGGCCCAGGCATATTGCCCATGCGTGCTAAGAAGGAGGCCCGTCTAGGGTTGTCGCCCGACTTCACGGGGGCTTTGAGATCGCCCCCGGTTGACGCATTATAAGACGCCCTGCCCTTGGCGTTCAAGCCGCCTTTGGCGTTTTGGCCTTCTTTGCGTTGCCAGGCAGGCGTTTTCATTTCTTTTTCGCAGTCTTGGCTGCCTTCTTGAAGTCGGCAGCGGTAGGCGCGGCCTTGGAGCCGACCTTGTTCATCTTCTCGCCAGAGCCCGCTTTGATGCGGGCTTGTTTGGCGTTGATGTTGGCATAAAGACCGGGCTTCATACCAACTCCGTTACGGAGAGTGTTGATGCAGTCACCGTAGCATCTTTGATAACCGCGATTTTTTGGCCGGGGCTGACGCGGATAATCTCAGAAAAATTATTGGGCATCATGGGTGATGTTGTCAGGTTTGCAGTTGGGTTTGCGCCAATTGCAAAATGGCAATGCCCCAACGAACAAGACAAGCGAACCATAGTGGTGTTTGCACCAAATGCCGTTGATTGAACGCTAGAGTTGGTGACGGTAAAAACCTGCGTGGTGCCAAGGCTCGGGACACCAAGCGGAACATTGTTTGGGTCAAGTTGGAAGGTAGACATTATTTGCCTTTCTTCGCCATCTTATTGGTCATGGTGCGCTGACCACGGGCTGGCATAGGCTTAGGCTTGCCAACGGCGATCATCACCGTCATAGGCATGGCCTTCTTGGCCTTTTTGGATTCAGACATTTTGGGTGCTTTGCCGTACATGATGTGCTCCTTAGATGGTTACTGGTACTGCCTTGCGAGGACGGCCCATGCGCTTTACAGGCACAGCGGGCGTCATCGGTAATTCTTTGCTGGCCTCTTGGATTGGCACCAGCTCGCCTTGCTCATCGACCAAAACGTAGCCACCGTGGCCGCGCATTGAGTCAATGTCGTGCTGCAAAGTGAACGTCACCGTATTACCACTTGCCAAACAACGATATGTAGCCATGATTTTCTTTCTGTAGAAAGGGGGACCGAAGTCCCCCTGTCGTTTAGACCATGCGAGCCACTACAACGCGGAGCGTTGAAGAAGCCAAGTCAACGGTCGAGCCAGACTCGTTTTGAACACGGAATTTGACGGTATCTGCTGCCGACACGTAGCCGGTAACGGTCAAGCCAACCAAATCCACGCCCAAAGACGCGCCGATAACCATATCACCCAAGGCAACGCCGGGGATTGTGATGTCGTCAGTCTCGCCAGCGGCGTCAACCAAGGAGCCAGCGTTCAAAGTGGCTGTGACCACCCATGTGTCGCTGAAGATGCCCCGGAACTGATCGTTGCCTCTGCGGGATGTTACTGCTGATGCGGTTGCCATTTGAATTTCCTTTAAAAGATGCCCCCAGCTTGTGGCCGGGGGCTATTCATTAGGCTGGAACAGCCAAAGCGTAAGCGCCGGATGCGTTAGCAGCCGATGCAGACGCGGCAGTGCGCAGAGCCTTCACGCCGTACAGGGTGTCAGCAGTGAACAGGGTACCGAGGTATTCCTGCTTGTACTGAGTCTGCGAACGGATGCCGATCTGCTCAACCAACACCATCGAGTCCTTGTGACCCATCAGGCAGATACGGTCAGTAGCAGTGTTACCCGCGCCGGTGTCGGCGTTGGACGAAGCGAACACAGCCATACCGTACAACTGACCGATTTCACCGTTGCGGATAGCGTCGCCGTTGCCGATAAACGCTTGCTCGGTGTAACGGGCCAGACCCATCAGGGTGTTGCGGCTCGAAGGAGGGATCAGGAAGAAACGACCGTCCATAGGAACGTCGTTGTCGTCCAGGCGCTGGATGGTGCGGCGGATAGCAGCATCAGTCAAAGCAGCAGCGTTGGAAGTCGAGCTGTTGTAGGCAGTCGTACCGTCGGAACCAACGTAAGCCTTTGTGGAGCTGGCGCTGGTTGCGTAGTCGTCAGTGCCGATGGTAGCGCCGTTGAAAGCGCGGCCCAACTGAACCAAGTCAGTGTCGAGGCGGCGGGCCAAGGCATAGCCAGCGTCTTCTGTGTAGAAGGAACGCAGCGATGTCAGGGATTGCACCTCAACGATGTCTTCGATCAAGCGGCTGTATTCAAAGTGCTTGTTGATGAGCACTTGAATCTGGGTGTCGCTCTCTGCAATCAGAGTCACGGCATCCGTTGCTGCTTTGGCCGAGGCGTTGCCACGGGCTGGGCTAGGGATGTTAACGGTATCACCCTTCTTGCCTTTGAAAGACATCTTCTTGACCAGGTTGGCCAAGACGAGGTTTTTCTTGTAAGAAGCAACGATTTCATCAGACCAGATTTCTGGGATGAAGTTCGCTGCGGAGGTGACCGTTACCGAATTGGTGGGGGAAAATGCTGTGTTTGCCATGTTAAAAGCTCCAAA